CCTTTGTTTTTTGTTGTCATCAACTGAATAATGTCTTTTTGATGATCTCTCAATTCCATAGTGTTTGTGTCAATAATTATATGATACTAAAAATGCCCCTTGAATCAAGGGGCATTGTGACAGTTTTAGAACTGTGCTAGTAGTTTTTGTGTCTCAGGGTCGAATACTTCTTCTACGCCCTCTATTGAATGAATCCAATCATCATCACTCTCAGCGATCTCATAGAGATCAATCATTTCATCTTCCATAAAAAAAATGTGTGTTCAAGTTTAGTATTACATATTGTTTGTGGTTTGGCAACTACCCAACTGGAGGCGGAGCACCGATACCACCAAATTCAGATGGCATAGCGTCCATGTCAAATTTTGATGCTGCCTCTTCCATGTCTTTATTACCTTTTATGTCATTCATTTCCTTAACAAGTCCAGCAATATCATCTTGCTGTTTGAGTAGAGCAGCATGAACCATTGACTCAAGTGAAGTCAATCTCTCGTCAAGATTGCCAATGGTTTTCATTGCCGCTTGTAATTGTTTTTTTAATCTATCAACTTGTTGCAACTTAACTTTTGTTAGTGCCTCTGTGTCTGATGAAAGTGAATCGTAACCCATAATTAATTCTTTTTAGTTATTTAGATTACCTCATGTAGAGGTGTCCACCATTCCACTGGCAGACATTATATAATCTTGCTCTCTGTGTTTCATCACGCATATCAAATCTAACATACTTTGCTGGTTTCTTCCACCCTGCTGGTTTGTAAACTTCGCCTGTCTTTTTATCAACAAAACAATGTACGCTTACATCATCTTGTGTGCCTCTCCATAACATACAAACCTTATAATACTTTCTTCCTTTTTCTATAAAAAATTTCATACTACGATCATCATTCTCTATCTCTCTTATTCTCTCTTGCATATACTCTGATGAAATTCTCTCCTGATTATCCATACAGGTACGAAGTGCATAATTTCTGTAATCTTGTTCAAGGGCACGGCAGAGTTTCTCTGTCCACTTTAGCACCTTGACTTTTAATTCTGCTTCCAATAATGTTGTCATAATAAAAAAAAAATGTGGAGCAGAGGAACAAACACAAACCCTCTCTCCACATATCTAGTGTACTATATCATAGTAGATAATGGCAACTACCTTCCTCTACTACCTTCTGACTTCTTGAACAACTGTATGTTATCAGTTCCAAATCGTCCTTTCGCCTCCATCAATGCGTCAGAACCAAATGGGGATAGACTCTCAAATTCCGTAGAGAACAATCTATTATTCTGAATAACTTTTGCTGTCCAAAGTGCCATGTATCTAGTGGATATAGTGGGTGCGAGAAACAAAATTGATAACTAAGATCAATTTGTTTCCCATGTATCTAATATACACCTATGCCATGCCAATGTCAAGCATCAAAATCTTTAGAAATTATAAAGGCATCATATCTCTCCTTTGGCGTTAGATTAGACACTCTCCAACCATAGTCGCCATTGGTTACAACTGTTGGCATAATATTCATAGATATTGTCACTCTATTGTCTCCCTGATTCTCCTTATATCCATGAGTAGTATATGATGGGAACAATATCAACTCGCCTTCCTTGGCATATATAACGTCATTTTGATTAAACTCTGTGTATTTTGTCTTTAATAATTGCAAAGTAGATGAATTTTGCATGAAACTCCTCTCATCTTTTGTAAATGATGTTGGGCAGTGTCCTTTTTCTGCATCAAAATTGACATAATACACGCCAGATATGTAAGAGTTGGCATGATAATGTTGGTGTTGGAATCCTCCTGTATTAGAAACATTAAACCAACTGTCTGTAATCTGTACTGTTTCTGGTATATAATGCCCAGATATTTCTTTGGCGTATCTCTCTGCCTGTTGTTCACACCAATTTCTAAATCTGCCATACTTATCATCATTTTCTAATACTGAGTAATGTTGAAGATGTCGCAGTTCCTCATTGGCACTAAACTTTGACATATTATTACTCTGTTCTTCAATCTCAGATAATATAGTTTCTTTTATATTACTGTGAAATGGGCAAGGTATAATCGCCACTGCTGTTGGCAGTATGTGTACTACTTCCACTACTTACCACCCCATATTTGTTGTACAAAATCAGGGGGCAACATTTCTTTTGCCACACCTGACGTATTGAAACTTACTGTTATCCTATCCTCATCAGTATTGTTTACTCTACTACCATGTTCTAACCACGAAGGAAATAAGTATAAGTGATTTTCTTTTATAGGTACATCATAGAAATAATCGCCATATACACTTTCCTTAATAAAGTGTTGACACATCATATACTGTTGTAACGGCGATACAACATAAAAGTTTCCGCAATCTCCCTGTGGCAATTTTATATAATATGCACCACTTACCACACTTGACTCATGCCTGTGTCTCTCTGTAAATCCACCTTTGGGTAAAACATTATACCAACCACCACTAATCACACATGGCCAGTTGCCCATCTTGTCCACATAATGATTTAAACACTCTTGAAATGCCTTGAGAATATCTTGTGATGCAGGGGCGCCCAGTGGGTCGAAACCACCATGAGAACTCACACCATTTACCGCCAGAGAGTGTCCTCTGTGCATATTATCTTCTATACCCTTCATTATATGATCTCTAAACTCATTAACGCCTGGCGCCCCTGTGAGATCATATTCTTCTAATAATACAGGAAATAAATCCATTTAATTCCACTTACAATAGTCTATGTTGAGAACCACTCTCAAGTCAGTATCAGTACATGATGTACCAGCGTGGGGCAAATTACTAGGAAATAGAACTGCTCTATTCTCTTTTGATTCTACCTTCTGCCCGTCCTCAAAATATGTATATCCGTTGTTGTCATTCATATACAACACACATATATCAAAGTTTGGAATGTCAGTATAATTACCATTAGCATCTTCTTGCCCTGTCACATCATAGTGTAGTGGTTTCTCTTGTATCTTTGTAGTTCTTGGTGTTGCATTGAACTTAACTCTGTGTATTCCTATTGGGTTAAGTGTAGCAAATATTGGTTTAATTATATTATATACATCAGATATTGGTTCGCAATCCACATATAATGCGTGTGAAAATTGTGGGCATTTATCATCATCATGTACTGAGTTAGGCATATAATACCATGGCATTCGCCCACCAAAGATATACTCTCTGATGGGCGTAAATACCTCCTCTGGCAAGAAGTTATCGTAAACTTCTATACTCACTTTACCTCTACTGGTCTTGCTCCTAGTGCCTTGTTGTCCTTCGCTGTTTGGATAACAGTGTTTTCCACAGTTGTCTCTCCGCCATGTGCATATGGTTCAATATGACCCTTATGGTATTCATCAGTTTGTAATTTAGATATGTCAATATCTAATCCTTCTGGTGTTTTGAAATCACTTTCAACAGCAACTTCTAACTTCTCCCAATTACTCACTGTTCTTCTTCTCTTTGGTCTAGTGTACTTTTGTACATCAAACTTCTCTGTGATAAGTTGGTTTCTGAGCACAGTATTTTGTGGTTGTAATCCACCAATAATTGTTAAGAATGATTTAGGGTCTTTCCAAGTTGCAAATCCAGGCAAAGAGTTGTGTAAGGTAGGGTCTTTTGCCAAATCACTGATTACCACAATGTAATCTTTCAACATATCGACTATCTTTTCGGGGATAAACTCACGATTGTTGTTAACTTCATCAAGGTAGATCAACCACAAATCCATTAAAGCATTCTTATGTGGTATTCCATGTAACATTTGGTTAGAGAGAATATCCTTGATGAACTTTTCTAGTGCTGCCTTACCTTTCTTGTAGTTTTTGTCCTGTGGAGAATCAACACCATACATTTCCCAAAGATTATCGTCATTTGGATTTGCCTTGATGTCTCCAGCAAAGAACATATATAACATTCTTGCAAAGTAAGCATCAACAGCCCTTCTGTTTACTTGATCTTCCTTAATCCACTTTCTGAATTTATCATTAGTCAATAAGTGACCATATTCAGTTGCAGCATTACGAGCGGTAGCAGCGACGTTAGATGTTTTTGCATTTCTACGTTCTGCCTCATTTAACACTTTACCTGAGTTGATCTGTATGAATAGATCAGATAATTCGTCTCTTGATGAATTAGTGTATGATGTGATAGTAACAGGCAGTTTAACAAATATTCTTCTGAGTGGCTCAGGCATCGTTAGATAGGTGTTGTTGCTTATGTCAATTTTGCCTCTGAATGTCATTTCTTCATCATAACCTTCAGCATTTTTGGTAACGTAAGTAACGTCATAGTATCCACTAGGAATAATAACTTTACCAGCAAGAAATTCCTCGATAGTTACTTTTCTGTTATGTCCATCAACGATTAAGAATTTTATGCGTTGACCATCATTTTCGCCCATCAACCACGCTTTGTAGTATTCCCAATCACTTTTGGAAAGATCTTCCCAGAATGCCATACATGCTTCATTGTCACTCACAACAATGTCGGAAGGTGCTTCCCCTGTGATGATTGACCCAATGTACTCACTCTGTAGTTCGGGTGTCCATCTTTTGAAACGTCCTGCCTGAAATACAACGTCTGCCTTCATGTAAGGCAGTAATTTTTCTTTCAGAGTTTCTATAGCAACAGAAAAATGTATGCTCTCTTGTCTTTTAAAAATTTTTAGATCTGATGTCATTTAAGTAGTATAGGTGTTATGTATTAATGATATTTGGTTTTATGTTTAGTTGCAACCAGCTATGTGCCAGTTTCTCAACTGTCTACTCTACAAATATATTACCACATTTCGGGCAACAATGCACTGTCTTTGTTTCATACATTTGTTTGAATAGTCTGGGATTTGACTTTTTGATGATTAACTCATCAAGTTTCTTTACTTGCTTTCTCATTGTCAAGAATCTGTAGCATTTCCAGAGCACCTTGAACTTTTAAAAACTCTTCTTTTTTGAGTTCAAAATTCTTTTGTATTTCAAGTATTTCACTTTGTAGTTGAGTAGCTCTTTCTGTCAATTCTTCTTTGTGAGTCATAATTTTGTAATTGCTCTCCACTATATATTCTATCACAATAAATAATATTGTCAAATAGTACGCTCTAATGAAGATAACTAATCATAGTTCTGAACAAGAGAAGATTGATTATGAGATAGCCTCTAATCCAGAATTACAAGTATCGGAACTTGCCCCTAAAAATCAAGATGCGTGTTGGCATGAGAAGATTTACAAGACTCTTGCTACCATAGGGGATTTCAAGTGTTATGTTTGGTATTATGACCATAATTATGATCCACTACGAACAACTGAGGGAACTAGAAGAATCCATATAGTAGGGTCTGAAAAAAGAATAGAGGACGAAATAGAATTGAACAAGTATCTTGGAATGTCTGACTTGGCATTCTCTGAGGGTGTGATATATGTCAACGCAATTATAAGACTAAACGGAACTACTTACCAAAACAATAAAGATTTGAGAGATTGTGTAAAATATATGTCAGGTGTGGCCAATCACTACGGAGCATCAAAGGATAAGATAGTAGCCATAGACCCTCTAGACGGCGATAAGATGTATGACATGAGTTATGACGCATCTTCCGCTAAGACCTATTCAGATGTCTCTAACAACTCTTTGGGCGACTTTACATCAATAGCAATAGGTGGAGGAAATTTATCTACATCATATAGTACAGTTCTCGGTTCTGGGTCTATAACCTTCACTGCGATTAAAAATTTCTTCGGAAATGCAAATGATAATAACATAGACAAGTACCACAGGGGAGAAAACATAGCAGACATTACCCAAAATCAAGGTGTGCCCATCGCTGGAGAAATATCATTCAGTGATTTTAGAAATTGTGCCAACGGAATCACCGCCAATGCAAATGGGAATTGGATGCACTTACAGGCAAGGTGGGAGATTTTCGGGGATGCCGCTTGGACTTCACCAATCTCAAAAACTCTTAACATAACTGGCAATGTGGGGCCAGCAGACAATAATAATCCAGCAGTCAGAATAAACTCTGGCGGTCAAGGAGAAATCACTATGAATATATTGTCGGGTGGTCAAACTGTGAGAGGGTGGCCAGGTTTAGGTGGCGCAGGCGGTAACAATGGTCAAGCTGGCGGAACTGCTATGGTTGTCTCTTCTCCAATAAAAATGCCAACATCACACCATAACGGGCGTGTTGGCGGCGGAGGCGGTGGCGGCGGAGGCGGCGGTCAAGGTGGCCAAGGCGGTTCTGGTGGCCACAGTGGAGGTCGTAGGTGTAATCCAGGCTTCTGTTGGAATACTCATCAATACTGTAACAACAACGGAGGTTGTGGTGGCACTGGCGGTGCTGGTGGAACTGGAGGCAGAGGAGATGGATATTATTATGACTTCGGTAACAACTATTGGGTAGACACTCATCAAGCTGGACTAGCTGGAGGTCAGGTTGGTTCTCCTGGCTCTGGTGGAGGTAGTAGAGCAGGAGCTGGTGGCCAAGGTGGTACTGGTGGCGCTGGTGGAAATATTGAAACTAAAGGTGGCGACGGAAACCAAGGCGGTCAAGGCGGAACTGGGTCTGGTCAGTATGGTAGTTGCGGTGTTGGTTGTGACGGAAGTAGAACTGGAGATGCAGGCGTTGGAGGCAATGGCGGAGGTGCAGCAGGCGTCAAGGTTTCTACCACTAATACAGGTAACGTAACTCTAACTTAATATCCGTATAATATTTCTGTCTTAAATCCCTCAGCAGTTGCTGTAAGTATATTCAAACCACACACTGCGTCATGGCTGTGATTTTCCCATGCAGATATTTCATCTTTCCATGATTCTGGCATCCACATTCCATCTTTGATCTTAGATACTGTGTCTGTGTGCAGTTGTTCTTTACCTAAAATGTCATCATCATATGGGTTATCATTCTTCAAGAATCGAGAAGCCAATGCCCACCCTAATTCTTTTACAAGTCCTGTTGAATTAAACTCTACGAATATTTCCACATTATTATATTGATCTAGTAAAATTTCAGATGTTAAGTCAGATGCAGATTGAAGTGCCTGATATAATTTTGTATTTGATCTTGTCCCCAAAAATTTAAACACATCAGTAGGAACTAAGGCATTAGATACCTTTATCAAACCAACCTTTAAAGATTTGTTTGGTTCACTGATTATGATTGTATTCAACTCATAGTCTGTTATATCACTCTGCACTTCCTCTAAAAGAGTTAATAACTCTCTCAACTTAGAAGTATCAGAATTACCACTTACATCTTGAGCGAGTTGACATAATGATTCAATAGTGGCGGAGAATAAGGGCACTGGTTCTACAAACATATATTCAGTTATTGGTGTATCAGGTTTGCCAGCCTCATAATACACACCCTTCTCATGTATCAGATATTTGAAAAGTTTGTTATCTATTATCCTACCACTTGGTAATTGATATTGTTCTACACCACCAGGCACTGTAGATTCAAAACCATACTTAGTTGGTTCTGTTGGATCAGTTTTCCATATACCTATTCTTGAGGGCAATAAATTATGAGTTTCACCTATCTCTTTTATATTATCTACATCAGAAGTTGTGAGCAAATTAGGAAATTGCCCAGAGTTTGAAACCTTTATTAGATTTTCTAAATCAACCATTGCTCTCCTTTTTGATACGAAAACCAGACAATAACAGAATACCTTGTGCCTTTGGTTACAGGCTTTATCTCATGTGGATATAAAAAGTTACTGGGGAAAACATGAATACTATTCTCATGTTTTTCTACTGTGTGTTTGTTCCAGAAAACTACTTCACCACCCTCATAATCCTCATTGATATTGTATGATACAGTCACAGATCCAGCATCAGCGTCCGAGTCTGTGTGCATAGACAAGTAGCCAGTATCAGGATATTTACATAACCAATATCCTGAGTATTTATTAAAGACAGGCGGGTTTGGTGGATTGATCTCCGCATAACCTTTATATATTTTTGGCATGACTCTCATCATTGCTTTATGAACTAAATCATAAAGCTCACCAGTTACAACAGAACTGTCTTTCATCAGTAGAGAATCACACTCTATCTCTTCATTTGGACTAGACAATAATATCTGACTACGATAACCATTCATATCGTAATAATGCGACTCATCATTGTCATATCCAGCCTTATAGTCTGGGAAATCTATTCCTCTACATATTTCGAGCAGTCGTCTATGATCGACTGTAGAAAGAACATTCCCAAAATGAAGGATATAGTCCAGTAATTCCATTCAGTCATTCTACTCCTAGTGATTTGGGCGATACAAAACCAGATAAAGAAACTCTTGGTCTATCTTTATACCAGCCTTTCTTTATAATGGCACTATGCCATATGTAGGAAGGGAAAATAATCAACCTATTGAACTTCATAGGAACAAAATGGACTTCCTCAAATACATCTTCCATCAACATAGAATCACAGTCAATCAGTTCAGTTGACTTTTTCTTGAAATCATATGTCCATTCCTTTAAATTCCAATAGTCCTCTGTTCTTTTATATGGTTGAGAAACGTGCTCCATGTTTGTCAATCCACAGGCACTATGATGAAAGAATGAAGTTCCACCCTTCATATCCTCCTCTGGATTCAAATATAATACTGTGGCATATATTGCTGAATCAACGTGTGGTTGTATTGATGCTCTCTTTACTTGTACGTCACTGTGCAACGAGTTCAGTTGATAAAATGACTCTATTGCCTTCGGATCAATTTTTTTAAAATCTGTTAGTTTTTTAATCAAAAACCCTGTCAGGTAATCCAATTCTTTTAGTTGAATAGGAAATTTACCTACAGGGCCAGGAAATACTATGTCTGGGTGGCTGTCATTAATTCTCAAGGGCAACTTCTCCACAATATTCTCTAAGAATGATTGTGGATTCTTCAATACGTTGTCCACCACGATCACATGATGTGTGTCCAACATAGTAACTTCATAATGAACATCATCAGAGACTTGTAGAGTCTCCTCATCAATTACATTCAAATTCATAATGAACTTTTTAAATATTTATTGAGCCTTTAGATCGTCAATCTCTGCCTTGAGTTCCTTGATGGCCTCTATCAATACAGGTACTAACTTCTCATACTTGACAGTCAAGTACTTATCATTTGGCCGTTTAGCAACTGCCTCTGGTAACACTGCCTCTACATCTTGTGCAGATACGCCAAGGTGTCTACCTTTTGGTAGTTGAAGTTCTCTACCCACCTCATTAAAGCTATATGTAAATCCACTAAGTCTGCATACCTTAGCAACAGCACCTTCAATCTGTTCAATGTTTGTCTTTAATCTCATGTCAGATGCGAAGGCAGTGATGTCTCCACCGACTGTTAGATTAGTACCATCAAATTGTAAGTTGTTTGATGTTGCAGTTGTATTTGTAGCACTGTTGTATATAATTCTACCAGAAGCACCAGCAACGTTAGTCGCTAGTGTGGGAACTAGAGCAGCAATATTCGCATCAAATGTACCTGTGACCTCTAGATCATTGACAGTCATCTTAGTGCCATTGAACACTAAGTTTCCACTGGTTGTTGTGGTATTAGATGCACTATTATAGATTACTCTATTTGCTCCACCGACCACATTTGTTGATGTTGTCGCTGTGAGTGAGTTACCATTAAACTGAGTTCCAGTGTCAGCAGTAAATGTACCTGTGACAGTTAGGTTGGCGATTTCGTTAGTACCACCAATAGTAGCATTGTTACCAGTGATTGATACAGGGAAAGCACCCGATCCGCCTTGGAATATACCAGTTGCAGTAATATCCTTGACTTTTGTTGCACCTTGAGGATCTCTTGCGACAATAGATGCTCCATTAGCAGCAGTCCAGTTACTATCGTAGGTTGTCAAACCATCAAGTAAGTCAGCGTTCAAGTTCACACACTTGACACTAGATGATGTCTTGATAGGAGGTACGTTTGTTGCTATCGACTCAAACTGGAATGACTTAATTTGTCCAGCAGAACCAGCATCAATACTCATACTACCAGTAGCACCAGCGTTCAAGGCAGTGATGATACCAACGTCAGCGGTGAGTTTTGGAGCACAAAGTCCATCACCACCAGGCACCATATTGATTCTCTCTATGGTTGCAGCAAAACCAACAATACAAGTGTAGATACCAGCATTAGCAAATATAGTTAATTGCTGTGCCTCACTACCTGGCGTTGCAGGGTACTTACTACCAATATATCTTGTAGTCAATCCATCAGAATCAACATCATTGGAGAAGTAAGCATCAGGCCCGATTAGGTCATCAGTGAATGTGATGTCTGTACAAGTCAGATCGGCAATATTTGCAAGTTCAATATCAGCATTACCACCACCAGCAGCGGGAACTGTTAGATTAGTGATTGTTGCATTTGTAACTGTCTCGTTAGCAATAGTCGCACTGTTACTTACAGTTAAGTTCGTTACAATTCCAGTGAAGATGTTTGCTTGATTTACATATTCAGTTCCCACATGGGATAGAGTTGTAATACCAACATCAGAATAGTTTTTAGAGATGGCTGCATCAGTAACTATAAGGTCTGTAACGATACCAGCACTTGCATATAACTGTGTAACTGCTTCAACAACACCTATCGAGGCATTATCAGCATTAACAAATGTACCATTGAATGTACCACCTGTACTCTCAAGGTTTCCAACCTTAAGTGTACCAGCAAATGTACTTACACCAGCAAATGTTGACTTCCATGGCCCCTCAAAGTGTATGGCAGATGAAGGTTTGAAGGTAGTGTATGTACCAACAACTTCCATGTTATAAAGTCTGGAAGTACCAGCCTCATGTACCTGTGTGTAGTAACCATGATCTTCCCAAGGGATTCCCTCGTAAGAAATACCACCTGTAGTATTGTAACCCCAGAAGTTAGCGTTCTTCTTAATTACTAGAGTGTCATATGACACACCAGCGAATGACTGGTTGGCAGCAAATGTAACCATACCAGACACAAACAAGTCTTTGATCTTGGCAACACCATTGACCTCAAGTGAATCTCTAAAGTTGAATACACCAACGCCAGACTGACCAACACCAATCTGATCAAACTTAACGAATGATCTATTTGTTTCCTGTGATACAGCACCAAAGCGCCTCCATTCACCCTCTGCAAAGATATGTCCAACATAACCACCAGCCGCAGGCACACCAGCAAATGATAAATCACCTGATCTTGCAGCACTTGTAGGAGTTGATATACCAACAGTAATAAGTTTACCCTGTGGGGCGTCTCCTCTGATGTTGAGGTTTACAGTCTCTATACCATCATCTGATGTGTTGGTGATCTTCTCGGTGAAGTTGACTGGGCCATAAAACTGTGATGTTCTATTGTTATTATCTCCACCCTCAACTGTAAGTGACTCTCTAACCAACACTTCATCAAATACACCAGCCGCTCTCTTGATTGTCTCTGCCTCAGCATCATCACCAAGATAGGTGAACACTGGTGCCTCAAGAACTTCTTCCTCACCTGTGATAGATGATAGTTTCTTATATCCTGTGAAGAAGTCTCCAGAGTCGTTCATACCAGTATAAACAACTGTACCACCATCTAGTTCTTTCTTCTGAGCAGTCAGTGATTCTACATCTGATAGAACTCTGTCCTGTTTCTGTGGTAATGATGTAGAGTAGTTTCCTGATCCATAACCAAGATATTCAAACGTATGACCAGATGCACGAAGGATCGAAGGTCTACGAAGTTCCATGGCAAGGATCTTAACCTTCTTGATAGTAGTTCCTACTATGGCAGATGCTGATCTTGTACCAAACTGTCCACGAAGTATGTTGTTAATGTTATCGTTAGTAAATCTTACGACCTCTCCATTAATAATACAGTAATCTCCTCTTCTAAATCCATCAGTTGATGACAATGTGATAGTTGTATCAGTAGATGTGAGTGGAGCACTAAGAGTTGTGGATATACCAGTATAGAAGTATGAACCTCTACCAGCCAAATTATTCTCACCAGCACTCAATGACTTGCCATTAGCAGATATACCAGTACCAAACAGTCTACTATCTTGAGTGACATAATCTGTAGATATACCAGAAGTAATGATACCTACATTACAAGTAATACTTCTAAGTGGAATATCATCTTCTACACCATCAACTACAAGTTTTCTATCATCAAAGAGTGCGTTCTTAGTTCCATGAATAACAAAGGCATTTCCAGGCACAAGTGAGTGGTTAGAATCAACTCTAATAGTTGTAAGTCCAGTTGCTCCTGTAACATCAATATATGTTATAGCAGCACCAACGTTTGCCAAATGATATGTTGGGACTCTTCTATCATCTCTTTCTTTGAAATATGGTTCAAGATTTCTTGCAGTCCCTATTTCAACTGAGACTGACTTAGATGTAGGAATATCTACAATCTTGAATGTACCATTTAGTTTTGGATCTTCAAAACCAGTTAAGTTTAATCCATCGCCAAGGTTATTGAAGATACCAGTAACCTCAACTACACCTGATACAGTAGGAGAACCAGCAGGGAAAGCTGATATTGTCATAGTGTTACCTATGCCATAACCACAACCACCATCAATTAAATCAACCCCAGTAATAGTACCAGCAGAAGATACTGTAACTTTAGCAGCAGCGTTCTGTCCAATTAGAGCAGAGTTTTCTAAATCTGCAGCATATATGACTGTTGCAATTCCTGATCCATTATTATATCCAGCGCCAGGGTTAGTAACTGAGACTGACTTGATTGAGTTGAAGTTATGTTCAACATCAGTGAATAGAGTGACAGTAGTATTACCTGTACCAGTAATTACGGCACCAGTAGCAGCGAAACCTACTTGTTGCCCCTGCATAAAGTAACCAAGAGACTCTTTGGTGATTGATCTCTTCTTATCACTTGTTATAACATCACCAATAACTGCCGCACTGGCATGAGTGATAGAGGGTTCTGGGTCAGAATCATAGTTATCTCTATCTTGTTGTGGATATAGATTTCTTACGTCCTGTGAGAATGATTTAGTTGATACACCAAAACCAAGATCCTTATCTAATGGTATTGAAGCACATACTAAGATGACATTGTAAACACCATCTTGTCCAGATGTGCCAGGCACATGAGGTTTGTTCTCTTGAACTCTATAAACAGCAAAACTGTCCTGAGCCTTTGATCTCTGAACTGTTGGAAGATTTTCTACCTGTTGTTGTGTAGTTCTCTGGTTTACTTGGTTGAGGAATACGCCTGGATCTGTAGAAATACCAGTAACAGTGAACTGTTTTGCGCCAGTTACTTGAGCTATTGGATGTTCACCGTTATATCCTAGTTTAGGATTAGATACGGTATTGTTTGCACTCTGTATATTTCTAACTGTTACTGTGTCTCCACTCTGTAATCTATGTGGCTCTTCAGTAGTAAATGTAATGGTGTTAGAACTATATGAAGCAGTCTTAATAATCTTGACGTTCTTAAGTTGAGTTGGGTTACTCAAGTCTGCACTTAAGAATGATGCACTACTTACACCAACTGTTTTGGATTCTTGTAAGATAAAGCCAGGCTTTGGAGCACGAGCATTGATATGTTCTTTTGGTATGACGTATCTTGCTCTATAAACTCTGTCAAGTAAACCTCTGTTGTCAACTCTACGTTTAATAAATGTAGTTCCTGTCTCCTCTCCAATAACACCCACACCAATAGTATTAAGGGCAGGGAATATGCCATTAAATGTTGCGCTTGGGTGTCCTAAGATATACCAACCACCAACTGTGTTAGGTACACTATTGATAGTATAGGTAGTTTCATCATATTGCATTGGGTGGCCAGGATCGCCAGGTGTCTTATCTGATACTGTAGATACAACAGTTAGTTTACCACCACCATTTGATATACCAGTGATCGGTCTACGAGTAGCAGCATCGTTGAATGTAGATGCCAACTGTATTCTATCTGCAGCAAGTGTACCACCAGCAATAGCAAAGTAAACTTTATCGTTGATGATTCCACTTGGAGTCTCACCAGTATTACTGAATACTCTTACCTTTTCTCCATTAACTAACTGATGATTAGTCTTAAATTGTATTACGTTAGAAATAATGGCGTTTACACCAGCATTTCTGATAACCTCATATTCTTTTTTAGATGAAGTTCCAATACCACTGGAAACTTGCATGAGCAAGGGAGATTCATAAGTCTCCTGTACAGCCTGCCCTGATAAAGTATTAACTAAACTTAAGAATAATCTATCATCTTTTCTTGCACCAATCTTAAATGAGTCAATCTCATGTGGTGGAACAATCTCCTCATTATCATATCCAAAGAGATATAATCTATCAGTAACACCAACACCAATAGTCTTTCTAGTATCAATAGTTAGCCATGATACTGTAGAGTCCTCTCTTACTATCTCTCTTGGTGGTATAATATGTGTAATATAACCAGTATCATCTCTATCAAATGACTCTGGACGGAAACCTCTCGCCTCAAGAGCAGTCTGTCCGAAGTTAGAGTTAGAGTTGGTAATAGATGCGTCACCGCCTCGTTCTGCATGGAAGTGTCTAGCATATGCAATAGCGAAAACAGACACCAACTGGATAACAGAATTATTCCTAGTCCTCATGTGTGAGGTTTCATAATTCGGTTTGTATATCGCCCTTGAGTTAGAGTGTAGTGGTTTCTCTGACTCTGCTACTGTTGTCGTATCATTAAAGATTGCAGTAGTAGGATTATATAAAATGAATGAGTTATCGTCTTTCTGAATTGAAATACCAGTGTACTGGGCGCAAACCATAGATTTGAAACCAGTTGCCTTATCTCCATCACAATCCAATCCATTCATACCAAACACTGAGCGGAGTGATACGTTGAAGATATATGGAGAGGCAGATCCAACTGTGTCTGACTCTACAATAACACTAGAGTTTTGTATTTCCTGTGCAGTTGGTAGAGCATTACTAGGAATGTTCGGAGTCTGGAATGTAAACTGGGTAGGACTTAGAATATCTCCTACAAGGAATGAACCATTGTAAGATGTAATTGCAGTTGTAATACCAGCAATTAAGACAGGAGTATCCTTGAACAGTCCATGTGCCTTATTAGTATTGACTGTGATAGTTGCAGTCGGAGTATTACCATCACCAGCCTTGATAGATGTAACACCAACTGGGTCTGCTTGTAAGTCTCCAACGATTCTAAATTCATCTACGTTGGGTTCAAAGTCATCAAATGTTGGGTAATCACCAACTGGTCTACCAGAAGCATCACCATATGCCCTTGCGACCTTGAAGTAGAACATATCAAGATCAGTCAATCCACTGTCTGTGCCATCAATCAAAACATTGTTGATACCATCAGCATAGGTGAATGTGGCTAATTTGTGGTGAGAATATGAAGGAGTCTTTGTATTACTGTCGTAGTCATAGTATGCAGTCTTGGTGATATCTGCATCAAATATGGTGAAAGCAGTGAAGTAACAAGTACCTGTAACTCT